TTGGAGTTGGGTTAGACGGATCATCACAACATCCTGTATATGCATCAACAGTGTGATAGATATTATGGTGAGCAAATCTAAGAGGAGATGTTCCTTTAACATCAATTCTTAAATAATAAGTTTCACCACAAATAAACTCATCAGCACAAGCTTTTGCATCTGCTGGATCAGCATTACCAACAACTACTACAGCTTGGTTTCCAAGTCTAGCAGTTTGTCCATATGCTTTGCTAACATATTTTGGGTTAATAATTTTAGACTTGCTAGATTCACGGTAACCTCCGTGCATTCCTTGCATATCTTTTGTTTTAAGTGAAGATCCTGCAATAATAATTTTACAGCAGTTCTCTATTTCACCTACAGCAATAGATTGATAAGTTTCAGCATTAAATATACCTACTACACCTGGAACGCCAAGGGATCCTCCTGGAAGACCTGAGTCTACAGATAGTTGAGATGTATTAATACCGTTTTGATCAATCAAGCCACCTTTCATACCAGGTATGTCAAATTCACCTGTACAAATAAAGGATTTTCTAAAAGCATGATTAAAATACGCCATTTTGTTTTTGTTTAATTAATAAATAAATATACTATAATATAATAAAATTTTTCATGGATACCAAATCTATGTCAAATTAATTATTTCCTTCAACTTCTTGAGTTGCTATTTGTTGTTGATTGAATGACTCAATATCACCAGCTAATATCTTAGCTGCTTCATCTATCATAAGTTCAACAATATCATCTTTAAACTCAGACTCTACTTCTACAGTAGACAATATTTGTGTATAAGGATCTGTACACCCTTCTATTTCAATACGCCTTGGCTGCCTATAATAAGTAAGTTTAGCTTCTTCAATAGTAAACTCATTATTAGTATACACTCTTACTGTATTATTTTGTAAAGTACAGAATGTTTCACCCCAGGGATAACTTGGCTGTTTATTCTTGTCTCTAAGCAACTGATCTACGTTAGCTTGTTCTGCTAAGTAAACTACCATTCTTCTTGTACCGTCACAACATTCATCATTTGCATCAACACTCAATCTTTTCCATTCAAAATAGTTTGTTGGAAGAGACGGTGTTTCATCATATAAATCATCTTTAGAAAAAGGTAATACCTCATCAGTCAATAGAATTTGTAAATCATCAATTCTTCTTTTAGACTGTTCATCACCTTCTTGCTTAGTATTCATACCGTGCAATTGTCTTCTACACCATGCAACTTGACCTTTATTAAAAGCCTCAACTATTTGCCAGCATTCTATGTTATCATAATCATTACTTGCAAGTTTATTAAGTCTTTGTTGTATCTTTAGTTGTATGGTTGCGTTGTTCATGTCTTTTAATTATTCCAAAGGGTTTCTACTTCTCCTAATATTGCAGTAAGGAGATCTTCATTTAATGGGTTTTTCAAGAACTCAACAATGTCAGCTACATTTCTACCTAGTAAAGCTGATGTTTTTGTATGATATAACATACCATCAGGTTTTAACGTAATCATTCTAAAGAATGTTGCATCTTTCACTAAAGCTTTTATCTTTAAAGTTTCCATATCTAGTTCTGCAGTATCAATAAATCTTTGTGCAGCAATTCTAGACTTTTCTCCTCCGTTACCTGCTATGTATTCATCACAAGCTTCATATAGAATATCTATAGGAGTACTAATTTTATAACTTGAGCTGTTTGAATCAATAACTTTAGTCATATATAATAGCTTCTTAGGATTCTTACCATATACATCATCAAGATGTCTAATAGCTTTATTACGTAATTTTTTATAGATAGTTTTAGTAGATACAGTGTGAGTTTCTTTATCTAAGTAAAACTTAGGTGGCTTTGGTTTAGACTGCGCATCATCATAACTTTTAGCTACAAGATCAAATCCGCCTGCTTCAATAGCCATTAATTTAATAAGATCATAAGGATCTTCTAAAGGATTTAGATGTATAGGTTCATTACCTACTTTGAGTGACACCTTTTCCCAAAATTCAGTATTCTCTGGACGTAAAAGTTTTACTTTATTCCAAAAGTCAATATCATTTACATCTAATACATTTGTAGCAAGTCTTTTTTCTAAGTCTGCAACAACAACTCTTATATTAGCTATTACTGCATCTCTCTTAGAATCATCTGGAATATTTTGTACTTCAGTTGCAAATTCATCTAAACCTGTAACATATCTTACAATACCATTTCTTTCTAAAGCTGCTAATTGCTCTTCATGACTAACTCCAGGGAATACAACCATGTCGTATTCTTCTAGACCCATGTTTTCTTGATTAGCATCTAAGAAAGGTTTAATTTTTATTTTACCTACAGTTTTAAGAATATCTTTAACTGATTTCTTTTTTTTCTTTGTAGGTTTTGCTGATTCTAAAGTATCAGGTATTTCAACTCTTATTGTATTAGCTTCTGGGGCACCTTGAACTTGTGCCGTATCTCCAGGAATAAACTGTGATTCTTTTTGTTTTGCCATTTTTTAAATTTTTATTGTTGGTTTAATATTACTGACTAAAAATAAAAAGGGGAAGGATAAACCCTCCCCTTTTGTATTATTCAAATTAGAATGATCCTCCAGTGATTGGGTTTCTCATAACAATTTTTAGAACTTTAGTTGGGTCTTTTACCCAGATTGCAGGCATACATTGAGTCATATATACTCTGTATCCATTAAACTGACCAGAAGACTGGAATCCTTGAGTTCTACCCATGTAATCCATAGTACCATTTTGATACCACCATTTCAACTGATTATCCCATGATAGTTTCAACATATAGATGTTGTCATTAGTGTTATCAGTAACATCAAAAATGATGTAGCTGTAAGAACTTAATGGATGACCATCAATGATTGGATTTTCAATGTCATTTGTATGAACGTTATCAAATGCAGGGTTAATTACAAATTGAACGTTTGCTAAGAAAGGAATTACATAGCTAGTGAACGCAAATCCAAAACCTAAGTTCATACCTTTTTTAGTTACAACGCCAGTTCCTGATTTCTCAGAACCTTCAATGCTAAACATGCTAGCACCTGCAGCTTCTCTTGCAATAGCTTCATTAACCATTCTCATACCGCCCATACCAGTTTGAACAATGATTGTTCTCTTTGGATCTGGTCCAGTAAAGTCAACTTTACCTGCATAAAAATTATATAATTCAGCACGGAACAATTCTAAGCTAAAGCTAGACTTGTTGTATACTCTTTTGAAAGAGTTATCAAGTTGCTTCCAAAGACCAACAGATAATCTTACATCATCCGGTCCGTCTTGCTTAACTCTACCACCATGACCCCACATTAAGTAGGTTTCAATATCAGTAGCAATTTTTGTTAAGTGTGCTGCTTCTAATCCAGTTAAGAAAGATCTTGAAAGATCACCGTTTGCTACAGCTCTCTTAACATAATCTTTACCTAAAGCAGATACCATATCTTCAATTGTAGAAATTGATGGGTCTACGCTTTTATCAAAGTTTCTCCAAATCTCAGTTACAGGTACTGTACCATCTGCATTAAGACCACCTTTGATAGCCATGTCTGCTCTAGATGAAATAGAGTAATGTACGTGAGCTTCTGCTCCTCCTACATAATTGTAGAATTCACGGAAACCTGATTTAGTTTGTATGTCAGAAAATCTCTCTCCATACTCTCCTCTTGCAGAACCTTTTCTAAAGTACTTAGTTCCTGGTGCTAAGAATTGATTGTCAAGAAACTTGTAATTATCATTGTTTACAATCTGAACAGTGTATAGAAATCCGTCTCCTAATGGAAGAATATCTTCCTCTGCAGAAACAAGAAGTTCTACACCATTGTACTTATCATAAGTAATGATGTCTCCGTGTCCAAACTCTCTTGAGTTTAATTTAATTTTAAAAAGTTGGCCATCAACTCCTTTAGTGCTATTTCCTACTTGTACATCTTCTACAATGTATGGTAAGTCTTGAGACACTGGAGTTTGCCATTTGTATTCTCCGCGGATATTATCCACTTCAATTACATTTTTACCACCAAAGCTTGACATTTGATAAAGAGGCATTTCCACTTTCTGAGTCATTGCCCATATATCTACGGGCCCCATATCAGTAGGATCTGCATCTCTCAACATGTTAGCCAAGTGGTAACTGTCTACGTGTGAGCTTGCTTGATAAGAGGTATCTCTTAAAAAAAGCCCGTTGTTAAAACTAGGTGTTGCCATTTGTGTTGGGTTTTTGTTTGTTATTAATTATTAATCTAGTATTCTTTTTTTTTTATCTACCAAAAAAGTTTCGTTTAGGTCTATTTACTGAACCTCTCTTAGGAGCTGTTCTTTTTGTATCTGGTTCTGCTGGAGTGCTTTGGTTCACAGTAGTCCTGCTAGACTGTTCAGTTTTTAAAGTTCTGAGAGTTTTAGCTTGTTCTTCTTTTGAACCCATACCCTTCACATTGGTCTTGTATCCGTCAGGATCTGCAAGTAACCAAAGTGCCTCAGCAATTAAACCATGATTTGGTTCAACCCACTGATACTTTTCTAATAAATGTCCTAATAAATTTGTTTGTTTGCCATTAATTGATGGATAGTTAGATTGTACTAAACCAGAATACAACATATTTTGTACCTTGTTATCTATTTTTAATCCTCCTAATTCACCTGGCTCAAGTGCTGTATAAACACTGTCAATATAATTTTGCGATTGCTCAGCACGCAATTTTGCTTGTGTTTCTTGCTCAGCTAATCTTTGATTCAATAAATCTTGCTGCATTGCATCTAACTTAGGCTTAAACATTTTAGCCTTTTTTTCTAGTTCACCTCTATCTTCTAGACTATATATTTCATCTTCTATTTCTTCAGGTGTACCATAGTTAGTAGCTGTTAAGTAAGATCTGATAGCATATTTTTGATGTTGCTCATTAGTTACATCTAGTTCTTTTATTTCATTAGAACTAGCTAAGGCACCAAATAAAGCTTTCAAATCTGTACCTCCATTTGCAATATAATTATATGCTTGTTGCATTTCTTCTGGCATGTTACCAAAAAATTCTTGTGGTAATGAAGATTGTACATTATTTTGTACCTGCTCCATATTAGCTACAATGAGTTCTTCAAAATCCTCAGTTGTATATTCTTCTATTTTCTTACCATCATCAAAAGGTAATAATAAACCTTTATCAATTAAACTTTTAGTAGTAGACACAATACCTGTTGGTCTACCTCCTTTATTTTTTGGTTCTTCAACAACTTCATCAGTAGGTTGTGCTAAAGTTTCTTGTACATCTTCTTTTGTAACTTTAGGTTCTTCAGCTTCCGCTTCTTCTGATGTTGGTGTATTGTTTGATACCTTATCCTCTTCCTTATCTAAATCTAGAAAAGTCATATCTTGAGATATAGGTGAGAATAAATTCTTTTTTGATTCTTTTGCTTCTGTATTATCAGTAGCTTGCGTCTCATCAGCTAACATAACAGTATCTGTACCAGTACCTAGAATTTCATCTAGGTTTATGTCTACTTTACTTACGTTAGTTGTTTCTTTTGTTTCGCTCATAATCTATCTTTTTTGTTGGTTTTGTTTGACTGACTTGTATATCATCTATTAATAATATACGCAATTTTAAGGAAAATAAATATAATAAGTTTGAAAAAATGAATGTATAATAAAATATTTTGTCATTATATAGCTACAAAAATTTTTCTTTTTTGTTATTTACCTTTTCTTTCCTTTTTTTCATATGCATGAAATTCTTTATCAAGCGCATTTAATTGCTTTGTAGCAGCTCTTAATTGAGTTTCTAATGTTTTAACTTGATACTGTATAAGAGTTAAATTATTAGTTTTAATATCTTCTTGTATATGCTTCATATCTTCTCTTATACTTTCCACTTCATATTTTAGAGAATACCATGTTCCTGCAATTGTAACAATGAATATTACTAATTTAATTACATCTGTAACTTTGAGGGTTTCATTTACTAGTCCCATTTCTTTAAGGTTATTTTTTTACCACTTAACTTTATGTGACCAATATCTAGCTGATAACTTTGACGGCTTAGAATCTTGGGCATTATGTCTAGCGTAGTATGATTTTTTTCTTGCTTTATCTTTTTTACTTTTAGGATTTTTACCAGCACCTTTAACACCTTGTTGACCAAATCTAATTAGTTTAGTTTTCTCTCCCACTTTAGCTACAACAACATGAGACTTTTTTGGATGGCTAGGTGTACGCTTAGGTTTATTGTAACCAGATACACCTGCCCTAGCTAATTTAGGATCTTTCTTTTTTCTAGATGTTTTCTTTTTTGCAGGCATTATTTCTTTTTATGAACTTTTTGTACTTTAAAATTAGCAGTTAATGATGCACCTGGATGTTTCTTAAAACCTCCTGCAGGATTCTTCATAAGTTTAAAACTTGTTCCACTTTTCATCCAGTGAAAACCAGTTGGAGCTTTAACAGCTTTCATACCTACTGATCCACCTTTTTTCATGTAACTTCCTCCTTTAGGTATTTTTTTTCCTATTTTACCTGTAGAGCCACCGCCTCCATATGATGCCATCTTTTTTTTTGGTTTTTTATACATTCCCATGATTATTAGTTTTATGGTTATTATTATTAAACGTTTGAATTATTCTTTCTTTTATTTCTTTGAAAGCCATAACCCATTCTTTAACAGGTCTATTCCTGTTATATTGATCAATAAGCCATTGTTCTTTTTTCTTATTTGATCTCATTTCTTTTTGTTAATTTCTTTGATAAATTCTATTAATATTTTAAGATCAGATTTTATTTCTGCTAAACTTACTTTAACTTCTTCCATATTTTTAGCATTTATTTCATGTCTTTTTTCAAAAGTTGTTTTAACTTCTCTAATACTAAAAAAGAAAAATTGATATAAAGCATACAAAGCTCCTATAGCTATTACTAAGGATAACCCAAACTCTTTTATTAAATTTAAAACTTCTTCCATCATTTCTTTTTAGTTCTTCTTTTTCTAGTCTTCTTTGCACCAGTTCTATTCTTTTTCTTATGCAATCCGTGACTAGCATGCTGTTTACCTGCTTTAGTAGCTTCTCTTTTCTTTTTATTAGCTGCTGCTAATTTAGATCTACCTTTCTTAGTACTTTTAAGTTTAGATATTGTTTTAGCTGGAGCATATACTTCACCTGTCTCAGAAGATTTTTTACCAGATGGCGTTCTCCACTTTTGTTTTGTCCATCTGTCTAAACTTTTTTGCCTTGCAGTTTTAGCCATTATTTCTTTTTTTTCTTCTTAATAGTTTTAATCTTACCATTTTTAGTTCTTGCATATTTATGCGTAGCAGTCTCACGTATTAACTTTCCAGAGTAACGTTTACCTTTCCATAACCATGATACAGTCTTTGCCATTACTTTTTCTTCTTTTTACCTTTATAACCTCCACCAGCTGCTTTATACTGCTTAGCTAACATCTGAGCTTTACGGGCTGACCACTGACCAGGTTTACCACCTTTAGATCCAGCCTTGATTCTATTAAATAATTTTTTACGCATTCCAGGTTTAGTATAATTACCTGATGCGTTTACGGTTGATTTCTTCTTAGTACTACCACCTTTTTTATATGTTGGTTTGCTTGTTTTCTTTTGCATATCTAAATTTTTCCTGGGTGAAATAATTCTGCGCTTGTTCCAGAGTTGTTTTGGTTTCTTAAAAGCTTTTTATCTCTTCTTTTTTTATACCTTTTTGCGTGATTTATATTCCTAAAACCTTTAGGTCTAATAACTCCTGAGTTTTCAGATGTATAATAAATAGTTTTATCTTCAGATAAGTAAGGTTCAAAACCTCCACCTTCTCGCATATATTCACGCCTATCAGCAAAATATCCCATAGGATTACCTATGTAATCAGAACCCTGAGGTCCTCCTTTACCATATTTTTTCTTTTTTGCCATAATTACTCATCCTTTTTTTTATCTTTTTTAGCAGGAACATCATACTGATTTCTATTTTCCCTAGCTATCTCAAGATCTTTGTTTTTCATATCTCTCTTTAATGCCAACTCTTCTCTTTTCAAATTTATCTTTTGAGTAGATTCTGCACGTCTATCACCAGCCTTTTCTCTTTGAAGATTTATACTGTCTTGATATTGTTCTGTTTTCTTTAACTTTTCTAGATTATCTAAGAAGTCAGATTGTTTGTTTTCATTAAGATCTTGCATAGCTCCATAACCAGAAGCTCTGATTTCTGCAACAAGAATATCTTTCCTACGTTCTTTTTCTGCTTCTTGAGCTTTAGCATCAAGCTCCATAGCTTTCTCCTTCTGAGCTTGCTCTCCTTGCATCTTCATCATTTTCTCTTGATGCATTTTTTCTTCTTGTGCTTTCTTAGTGGCTTTGTCTTCAATTCCTTTTAAAGTAGTGTTAAGAGTAGCAAGAGAATCTGCTTGTACTATTTCACCTAAATCATATATGCTAGCTCCACTTGTGTTATTACTAGCAGCTAATTGTCTCATTTGTTCTAAGATCTTTCTATGATTAGCTTTTGTAGAGCAATAAACATTTATATCTCTTAATAATAAATCAGTTCCATTTATCTCAAAGTTTACTCTTTCATCATTACTAGTCATGTGCTGTAACCTAATAGATGGTTTAGTAGACTGATAAAACTGAGCTAAATCTGTTCTCATTTCATGAACTCTAGGCATAAGATAGTCTGAATGTTCAACAAAATACATTTCTGTTTGAGCATATGATCCTGATACTGCTTGTTCTATTCCTGTAGCAGTTTCTGTTTGTCCTATTTGTTGTCCTAAACGTTGAGGTGTAACACCAACTACTTCAAATGCCTGCTGTTTAAAAAACTGCGCTAATTGTATTCTAGACATAAGTCTACCTGTTTGTGATAGATCTAATTGCTGAAAGTGTTGGAAATTTAATGCGTTCTCAGTATTAGTAATAGAAGTATCTAAAGGAAGCATGCTAAAATCTTTCATAGCTACATATGCTTTAGCTAAATTACCTTTACCCCAATCTTCTCCTAATGAATGTTTAGGTAAAGTATTTTGATCTAACATAACTACTGTACCTATTTCATCAACTAGAATGTCAGATATTTGATTATTTACAATATTATATCCAATCTGAAAAGGTTTCATTGCATCAACAAGTGATGTTGATCTAGTATTTCTATCTGAAAATATTTTACCCTCAACTGGCAACTTGCAACCATACATAGTATTCTCTCCTTTAAATTGATATTTTAAAGGTGCTATGTTATTTTGATTTATACCTAAGTATATTGGGTTAATACCATTAGTTTCTGCACCTAAGAATGTAGGAGAATTAGGACCTATTTTAACACCACCCCATGTTTGATTTATCCATATCCATTCAATATGTTCACCAAATACTAATGTAGATACATTTTTGTTTTTTATTAATTCATTATTGTAAACAGGTTCATCAGTAACATGATATTCTTCACTTACAATGTCTGTAGTAACTTTACCTGTCTCATCAATTTTAGTTAAATGTCCTACCTTTCTTTGAGATTTCCAATATGCAGTAGTTACACGCATCATGTTAGTTGTCCATTCCGTACCAAAGTCTTCACTTTCTCCAAGTATCCAGCTTACAATATCTGACCCATTGCTAACAAAGTTATCACGCATAGATGTAAGTTGTCTGTATTGTAGACTAGGAGAACCCGTATTCCATTCATATGATTTAGTTGCATCATAAAATGTACCATCATTTTGATATCCTGTTATTGGGTAACCAGCAGCACTTACTGGATAATATTGCTGTAATGAAGCTAACTGATCTTCATTCATTAACCATCCATAATGATCAATAACATCAGGAACTGTCATCATGTCCATCTTACCTACCCAGTTACCTTCAGATACATATCTGCAATTTGGTGATTTATTATAGAAAGTAAGAACAGGATTCCATAGTTCTGGAACATAATCATCTTCCATCATTCTAAAATGCCAAAACTCTCTATCAGTTATTAGAGAATCTCTAAAAGCTAACTCTTCTAGCTCATCCATTCTAAATCTTTCTTCATCAACAACCATTTGTTTAGAAGCCCATTTTTCAGCTAATACTTCATAGTCCTTAGCAAAAAATTCATTAATCTCTGGTAATGTCTTAATATTCTCTTTACTTAGTTTTTGCTTCATCATTTGTGCCATTTGCGGATCATTAGGATCTGCACCTTGCTCAATCATCTTACCAAGTAAATCCATTTCAGCTTGAGCAACCAATACACTTTCTATCTCAGCTCTTTTAGCCTCTATGATTTCATTATGTGTAAACTCATCAGCTGCACGGAAAGAAACTCTTTTATTTCTTTTAGCAAATTCTGATACTAACGTGTTTATTACGTTTGGTATTATTGGATAAAACTTTAATTCTAATGCTGGAGCTTCATCATCTTTAGCTAATTGATCTACTAATTCTAGCATCTCATTATCTTCTTCTACTAAATAATCAGTTTTATCTATAAGACCTTTAGCTAGTTTATAGTTTTTCATAAGCCTTCTAGCATTTCTGCGTACTTGTTTTAAACCATTCCATTCTAACCAATCTAGATTCCATGCGGACCAGTCAGCGTCTTTTTCTTTTCTAGGAACAAACTGTAGTGGTTGTGAAACAGCCCACAATCTTTTAGTCTCAGCTTTCTTTCCTTTCTTTAAGTCTAATGCGTTATATATCTTCATTAACGTAGGCGTTTATAAGGGTTCCTTTTCTTCTTATAAGTAGAATTTAATTTTTTCTTACCAATATTTCTAAAAGGACTACTCTTTAATTTATACAATTTTTCCGAATTTTGCAAGTTATTAGGTATCTCATTTTCTATTCGCACCTTAGTTTTACGGTTAGAATCCTGTATTTTTACAAAAGCTATTAGAGCTGCAAGAGATACAATCCGGTCAACATTGACACCAGGTTGATAAGCTTGCATTTCTTTTAAGGCCATAATATCAGGTAATCTTCTAATACCGTGGTGTTTCTTAAGTATTGTTCCTTCATCATCAATATCTTCATCAATTGTTTCTTTTAACCATTCAATTAAATAACTTAACAAGTGTGATTTAAACAATGTTCCTGTGTTTTTCCAGCCATAATCTTGATATACTGTTTTGTTAGCTTGAGCTTCTTTGAGAAATAGCATTTGATTCTTTGGAACTAAATAGTTTTGTTTTCTTTCTTTTATCATGTACATAATAAAAAGAGATATGTTATTCTCAACTATTGTCCAAGCATTATACCATTCAATGATTAATCTGAGTCTTTCATGAGTTTTATTAATATCATCAAATCTTCCACACCAAGCAGCTACAATTTTATCTCCTTCAACAAAGTTTTCTACTCTATCTTCTGTATG